TTCCAGAAAAGTTCATTTGTTCCTATTTTGCCTTGAATAGCATCTACTATACTTCCCTCCTGATGATATGAGAACTCGTGGTCATGAAGAAGAATTGAGTACTCTGGAAGAGTCTCATAGTTATTAATAATATACTTCAAGTAAGCAGATCCTTCGTTTCCAATATTCTTGGGAACATTATAAGGACTTGACGGATCTTCTTTTGTATAAGGTCGCACTTCAAAACCAATGCTACGAAGCTTATCTGCCCATGGTATTGGTTTATTATATACTGATACAACTATCACAGTATTTTGTGGATTCATTTTTAACTGTATTATTTATAATATTTATGATATTTTTATTTAGGCTGGCTTAAATTAGTACCATTTTCTATGCTCATACGTTGGAGCAAACATACGCTCAAGACCGGGTGTCCACTTTGTATAATCATTTCTTGAAGTTCGTACAGAGTTTCTCGGCTCATAGAATGGGTCAAGCGCCGCGGAAGTATCTGATGGAGCCTGTGGTACAGAAATTACATCGAATGCTTTAGGATTTGAATACATTTGTCCCCCCACAGATGGACTCGGGTCATCTTCATACTCAATCTTCGGATCCTTGGGAGTAGTATATACAACTTGATAGACATTATTCCCCTGTTCAACAACTTCTGGCTTCAGACCCTTAGCATCATAAATCTTATGAATTAACTCTTTCGCATCTTCCACATCATATGTTGTAAGATCTCCTGAGTGTTTTGGCGCATACGTTGCGAGAATTTTACGCTCCTCGTCATCAATAGCATCCATATCAGGAGGTTGTAGAGAAGCAGCCTCAATTGCCTTATAGGTGTCTGATGGAATATGGCCAGTAGGTGCCGCCTGATACATAGCAGATTTACCAGACTGGAATTCCGCAGCCGAGGGAGGGAGTTCTGACCAGTCAAAAGGATACGCAGACGTTAGCGCGTTTTTTGTCTGTTGTGACATTTCACGAGATCCCTCATTCTGAAATACAAGATTGTACTCGTAATCATCAAGGGAATTAATTGGATCAGTAAGATATGGTCTCTCAACTTGACTATTATCTAGAACAAGTGGTGGGAGGCCATTCTTATCATTAAGATAAGCAAGTTCTTGTTTTGTTTTTGGTATATCCGATGCTGGAGCAACAGATGTGGCTGCAGAAGCAAGTTGTTCCTGGGCTCCACCAGGTTTTGCGTAGAATCCCTCTGGTTTGCGCGATGGACTGAATGCCCAATATAAGAATACGGCTATAGCCATTGCAGTCGCAATCACAACACCTATCAATAGGTGTTTTGTTGCAACTTTCATATCGCTGATATGAACTCTATTTTGAACAAGTTTTTAAAAATAGACAAAACTAGTAGAGCGATGTCTACAACTCGCAGAAGGCAAAATACAAGAAGAAGAACACATAGTTCTGGTAGAATTTCTGCGCCCGTAGATGTAAACAGTGTTGATAAAGTTCAGAAGTTTGAAAGTCTTATAGGGCCTGTTCTAGTATTAGTATATGCTGATTGGTGTGGTCATTGCCAACACTACAAGCCACTCTGGAAACAGTTGGAGAAGGACCCAAATCGCTCCATCAATATGGCTTCTGTACGAGATGATATGATATCAAATACGTCTCTTTCTCAAAGAGCAAATCCAGTTAGTAGTTATCCCACAGTACTCCTTATAGGAAAGAATGGAAAGGCTGTGAATTTTAAGGATAAGGCTGGCGCAGAATCAGAAGCGATCCCTGATCATGGAAATATGGAGAGTATGAGAGCAATTGTACGTAATGCTGGAACTCCTGAGGGAGAGGCTGCTTTAACACCAACACCGACGCCGACACCAACACCAACACTAACACCAACACCAACACCAACACTAACGCCAACACCAGAGCCAGATGTATTTTCAAAGCCTTCAGGGCCAACACGATCTCCGCCAAATATTGCAGCAGATGTTGTAAATGTCACTAAAGATCGTACTACTCAAGGAGGTAGTCTATTTGAACTTCTTTCCCAAACAGCATACTCACCTATAATGGGCGGCGCCCAGCTACCCCAGCGTCGACCTCCTCTCCTTCTCCCTCCCCCACGCGCACGTATCATGAATGATAGCCCAGTTGGCAATCAGGCCCTCTTACTGTTTCTGGGCAAGGTAGTCGGGCGAGCAAAGCGGGCCGTCGTTGATGCTCTCAAGCACGATGACCGCAAGCAGAAAAAGTCTCGTACAAGAAAGACACGCCGTCGCCGGTCTCGCAAAAATTGACGCAATAATCTTCTGATAACTAACCCGATAGAAAATGGCACTCAAATTACATATTTTAGACATCATCGCTAGGGATCAAAAGATCCTTACCGAGGATGAATACACTCGTGAAGTTGAGTTTATGGAGCCTGATAGTTCCGATGATGAAACATCCCGTTTTAAGAAAAAGAAGTTCAAAAAAGGCTATAATTCGCCTGATAACATGGAAATGTTGATTCATATCTTTGGTTCGCGCGCGGATGGTAGAGCAGTTCGCCTTGATATCAATGGTTTCAAGCCATATTTCTATATTCGTCTGCCATCAATAAAGAAGTCTGCCTTTAACGCTATCAAGAATTATATTCTAGTAAATATCGGAACAAATCTAGAGCGCAAGATTGAATATGATATCATCGAACGTGAGATTTTGTTCGAATATACTGCAAGTACAAAGTTCCCATTCCTAAAAATTACAGTTCCTTCTATTGCGTGTTTTCGCACAGTTAAGAATCTCTTTCTTGATTCTGAGACACAAACACCTCGCCTAGCTGAAACAAATAATTCAAAGATTCGCCGTTCTGAAGCCATCCGAAAACGCGAATCCTATATTCCAGAGTATCAAGTACTCGACGAACCATTTACTAGCGCACCAGATATCTATGAAGCAAATCTCGATCCGATGCTTCGCTTTCTACATCTCCAGAATATTGCCCCATGCGGCTGGATTGAATGTACAACAGTAGATAATGCTGACCTTGAAGAGGATAAAGATGGAACCCTTACAGGATCATGCCTATGGAATGAAGTCGAGCCATGCGCAGAACCTCCTAGACCAACTGCCCCATTTCAAATTGCTTCATGGGATATTGAGTGTTTTAGCGAAAGCGGCGACTTTCCTATTCCTGCCAAACGTTATGAACATGTAATTAAACCTCTTCTTGAAAAAGCATCTGATGCCGCACATTTTGGAACTCTCTTCGTCGAGGCATTATTTGGTAGTGGGAAACAAAGTATTAAATTAACAAGTAAACTTCTAGAACAATTGGAACGCTCTAAAGAATATGTATCAACATATGTACTGTCAAATGATTTTACAAGGACTGTAAAGGCATATTTGGATCGCTCTTCAGTTATGAAAGTAGAAGAGAAGCAGAATCATATTAATGACCTTGGCGCAAAACTAAATAATGCATTCGGTAAATATGCGTACCCTGCTGGCGACCCTGTTATCCAGATTGGTGTTGTATTCAGACAACTAGGGTCCGATACATCAGAGCGCCATATCTTTGTACTTGGAACGTGTGACCCTATTGAAGGCGCAACAGTTCATTCCTACAAGGATGAGGCTGCTATGATTCGCGGATGGTGTAATTATATTTCAGAACGTAATCCAGATATCCTAACAGGGTATAATATCTTCGGTTTCGATGAGCGATATCTTTGGGATCGTGCAAAGGAACTTGGGCTTGTTGTGGGTGAAGGATTCAAAACAGAAGCCATTCCTGAAATTCTGAATCTTTCTCGTCTAAATGAATTTGGAGGAGCTGTTCGTTTGGAGGAGAAGTTTCTTAGTAGTTCAGCCCTTGGAGATAATATTATGCATATTATCTCCATGCAAGGGCGTCTCCAGATTGATCTCTATAATTATGTTAAGCGTAGTTTCAATTTGCCATCATATAAATTGGATGAAGTTACAAAGAATTTCTTATCAGGAAAACACAAGGCAATTAGTCAGGAGGGTAGTGGTGCCGCTAGAAAGATGCGACTAAATGTTGGAAAGAAGTCTGTTAATGAAGTTGGTCTTGGGCGCAGTGTAGTTCTTCTCGATAGTCTTGGTGAGAGCCTTACAGATAAGATGGTTGTAATTGGTCTAGATGGTGATGAACTTATTCTAGATGCCTCCTGTTTAGATCGCGATGATGCAGTCGGTTTTGATACAGATGATGTTGTGCGGTGGGTAATTGTAAAAGATGATGTATCGCCGCAAGAACTATTCAAACTTCACTTGGGAACACCCGCAGACCGAGCGAAAATTGGTAAATACTGCGTACAAGATTGTGAACTTGTACTTGATTTGTTTAAGAAACTAGATGTCTTTAATAATGCAATGTCGATGGCAAATGTCTGCTCTGTTCCAGTTAATTATATCTTCTCGCGTGGTCAAGGTATTAAGTGTGAATCACTTATCTTTAATTTCTGTAATAAGAAGAATCAGGCAATTATGGTTCTGCCTGCGCCAAAGAACCGCGGAAACACATCGAGATGGGCTAAGAAGGATGAAGACTTCTTAATTGGACCGAAAGAAGAAGTTGAGCAGGAAGATGACTCTTATGAAGGCGCAATTGTATTAGAGCCAAAGGCCGATTTCTATAATGAATCACCTGTAGGGGTTTGTGATTTTGCGTCGCTATATCCGAGTACAATTATTTCGGAAAATATTAGTCATGATTCTCTAGTATGGATTAGGGACTATAATGATGATGGCTCTATAAAAGAACAGGTATTTGGTGGAGATAAGTATGACATGTTGCCAGGAATTTCGTATACTGATATTGAATTTGATCTCTTGCGAGCAGATCCGTCAGATACTCATAAGAACCCAGTAAAGATTAAAGTTGGAACACGAGTTTGTCGCTACGCACAAGGAGTTATGGGAACAATTCCAGAGATTCTTCAGGGACTACTCGCAAAGAGAAAGGCGACACGTGAACTAATTAAGAAGGAGACCGATCCATTTCGCATTGCCCTTCTAGATGCTGAACAGAATGCGTATAAGATTACTGCGAACTCTCTTTATGGCCAACTCGGTTCTGGAACATTCAAAGTTCGTCTCCAATCACTCGCAGCATCAGTAACTGCGTATGGTCGCAAACAGATTCTATTCGCAAAGGCTGCAATCGAGAAGTTCTATGGCCCAGAGGCAAAAGATCCTCGTTGTTCAGCAGAAACTGTATATGGTGATACAGATTCTCTATTCGTCGCATTTAATCCACGGGACCCCCTTACAGGTGTTAGGTTGGAGGGACGCGCGGCTGTTGAGGCAACAATTCATCTTACTGAAGAGGCTGGCAAATTTGTGTCTCGGACTCTTAAATCACCTCATGATTTTGAGTTTGATAAGGTATACTGGCCATTCATGATCTTTAGTAAGAAGCGTTATATTGGTAATAAATATGAGGAAGACGCTGATCACTTCTCACAGGCATTCATGGGAGTAGCACTCAAACGCAGAGATTATGCGCAGATTGTAAAAACAATCTATGGAGGTGCTATCAAAATTCTCTTGAATCAGCGTGATAATCCTGTACCAACTGCTGTGGACTTTGTGAGACGATGTGCAATGGATTTAGTGGAAGGTCGTTATGGGATGGGTCAGCTTATTATTTCGAAGTCTCTCAAAGCAAATTATGCGAATCCACTTAGTATTGCTCATAAAGTACTTGCCGATCGTATTGCTGCACGAGACCCAGGAAATGCTCCAGCAGTAGGGGATCGTATTGCGTTTGTATATGTAGCAACTGATGCAGGAAAAACAGCTCCTAAACTACAAGGTGAGCGGATTGAAACGCCAGCATATATTAAGGCTCATAATCTATCGCCGGATTATCAGTTCTATATTGACAATCAGATAGCTAATCCAATCTGCCAAATGTTCGGTCTCTTAGTGGATAAGTTCCCTGAAATGAAAGGTCAGCAAGTCCCAACCGATTCAGTTGATCGTGAAAGACTTGCGTATAACCTTCTATTTGGAGCAGCCATCGCAAAATGTAATGCTGGTAAAAAGGTAGGATTCTTTCGACTACTTGGGGCACCGGTGCCAGTAGTAAATAATGAGAAATCTGAACGAAAATATGTGGAAAAGTCTATAGCATTGTCTACAAAACCAAGGGTTCAGATGAAGTTAGATACATTCTTTATTGATATGGCAATAGTAAATAAAGCGAAAGAGCGTAAAAAGAAAGAGCAAAGTGAGAAGAAGAATGGGGCAGACGGAGTCAAAAAGGGAGAATCTACAGCAACAGTCAGCGAAGGAACCTAAGAAACTTTTAGAAGAGGCAGAAGCACATGATGGATACTTAGGAGCTATAGAGAAAAATGACATTAATCGTCGAGCGCGCGAAACTTTTGTTTATGCCCCCTATAAGGGATCTATTTTTAATATTAATCAAAATGATAATCAGTTTCCACAAGGTATAATAATTACAATGATGCCGTCTGCTGAAGCAGGATTTCCTCATACACGTGGAAAGAATATAATCTGTATTCCAGCGTACTATCCACAAGAACGTCTACCTAGTCTTATTATTCATGAGCGAATTCATTTAGATCAGAAGGCTCATCGTATACAGTATGATAATTTTTACAAGACACATTGGGGCTTCAAAGAGAATACCTATAAAATACCTGAAAATATTTTGAATCTTGTTAGAATTAACCCTGACACAATTGGGTGGCCTACTTATATTTGGCGTGATACATGGATTCCAATTTGTCTGTTCCAACGGGAAGATAAACCAAATATGCGAGAATGTTCTTATTGCTGGTATAATCCTAGAGGGGGTGTTTTATTGAAGAGCATGCCCCCAGCATGGCGTGATTTCTTTGGCGATGTTGGACAATCAGAACATCCAAATGAACTATCCGCGTGCTATGGAGCAGACTACGAACATTTTCAGAATAATGAAGCTGCGAAACTATTTTACTCATTTTTATTCGCCAGAAAAAGTAGTGTGCGTGAATGATTCGTCGCATAAGTAAAACTCGGCGACTTGGACGTAAAAAAGGTGGTACTCCAGAAGTAACGGAAAGAAAGAATAATAATAATGCTTCAACAGTAAGAAATAATGCTTCAACTGCTTCAACAGCAAGAAATAATGCTTCAACAGCAAGAAATAATGCTTCAACAGCTTCTACACAGCCAGCAAGTAATCCAGCATCTGTAGGACATAATTCTAATACTGCTGCTGCTGCCGCTGCTGCTACTGCTGCTGCTAATAATGCTGCTGCTGCTGCTGCTAATACTGCTGCTGCTGCTGCTGCTGCTAATGCTGCTGCTGCTA